ACCAGAAAGCTGCTGAATTCGGCGAGCACGGCATCGAGGCTGCCGACGGCATCGGCCAGGCCGCTGGTCACAGCATCCGCACCGAAATAGATGCCGGCCTCGGTTGCGCGCACGGCATCGGCATCGAGCGTGCGCATCGCCGCGACGTGATCGACGAACATGACGTACAGGCGATCGACCTCGGCCTGCAGGCGGGCATGGGCCTCGGGACCGAGCTTCTCGTGCGGCGAGAAGTCGTTCTTGTGATCCCCGGCGGTGATCGGCGTGTAGCGGTAGCCCTGCTGGGCGTCGCGTGCTGTCTGGTCGACATGCATGGCGATAACGCCGATGGAACCAACACCGCCGGTACGACTGACCAGCAAACGAGACGCAGAACATCCGATCGCATAGGCCGCCGAGAAGGCGGTATCCGAGGCGACGGCCCAGACCGGCTTCATGGCATCGGCGGCACGTATCCGCTCGCCGAGTTCGAACACGCCGCCCGCTTCACCACCCGGCGAATCGATGTCGAGCACGATGCCTTCAACACTCGGGTCAGCGAGCGCGGCGTCGACCATGCCGGCGATTTCTGCGTAGGAGGTGAACCCGGAAGCCGGGTCCAGGCCCACGGTGCGACGGACCAGCGAACCGACCACAGGAATGACGGCGATGCCGGCCGGCGCATCGATCGTTGGCCGCTTTGGGACCAGCGGTGCGGCCAGATCTGATTCCGGCCAATTGACCCGTTCGCCGAGCACGGACAGGATCACATCCAGCTTGGCACGGGCGAGCAGAAGCGGCGTCCCGTAGAGACGGGACGCCAGGTGAGGAAGATTCATGTCAGGGGTTCTCCGGGTTGTCGGGAGGAGCAACGACTGGCTGTGCAGCTGCCAGGTCATGGCGTGGATCGGACTCGAACACCAATCCAAGGGCATCGGCGCGGGCGTTGTCTGCCGCGATCTCGCGGTCGATATCCTCGGCGTCGTAGCCAAAGGACGAGATCGCCTCGGAGCGCGACAGCAGGCCGGCACGCATCGCGGTGAGCATGGCGTTGAACTCCTTCTGCGGATCGACCCACTGCCAGCCCTGTGGGATCCATTTCACGGCCAGGTACTCGCGACGCTTGGTCTGACCGCCCCGGGCATAGCCCGGCAGCGACAGTGCCCCTTCGAGCACGGCCTGTTCGATAAATGCCTGCCAGATTGGCCGGCACAGTTGGTGAACGATCACGCCATGCTGCAAGGACTCGCAGCGACGGCGAAACTCAAGGAGCCCGGCCCGGATCGAGGAGTAATTGACCTGGGTGAGATCCCCGGTCAGTTGCTCGTAGGTGACGCCCATGGCGGCGGCCACCGCCCGGAACTGCATGCGCAGGAACTCCGCATAGCTCGCGCCGACATCGGCCGGCTGGGAAAACTTCACGTCCTCACCCGGTTCCAGAATCTGCAAGGTGCCAGGCTCCAGCCCAGCCAGCGCCACGCCGTTGGGGTCGGCACTCCCCTCCCCCATCAGGTTGTCTTCGGGGGCCAGGCGGGTGACGAAGCCGGCAAACATCGCGGCGGTCTTTTTGCGCACCAGTTCGGCGTCGTCGTACTGGTCGAGTTCGTTGAGCTTGACCAGGGCCCGTGCCAGCCAGGGCTCGCCACGGATCTGACCCGGACGCAGCGGTCGGAACAGGTGCAGGATTTCGCTGGCGTCGATGCGCGCAGTTTCCATGCCCCCATTGCCGGACATCGGCGCCAAGGCGCCATCCTCGGGATGAGTGCGATAGAGGTGGTAGGCCACCCGCCGACCGAGGCGATCGAACTCGATGCCGGCACGGATCACGTTGCCGTTCTCCGCCGTGGTGTTGAGGGTCACCGGCAGATGCTCTGGCTCCAGCACCTGCAATTGCAGCGCCACGGCCAGACCATCCTCCTTGCGGCGGTAGCGGATGCGGACCAGCGCCTCGCCACCTTCGAGCATGGCGCGGCAGGCCAGCGCCTGTAATCCGTAGAAGTCGGTCAGGCCCGCCGCATCGGCATCGAGGGTCCAGTCGCGCCACAGCGCCTGGATTCGTTCTCGCAACGGTGGATCGGCCACCAGCGACTGCGGCTTGATGCCGGTACCGATGGCATTGGCGACATAGGATTCCAGGGCGGCATTGGCCCAGGCATTGCGCCGCACCAGATCACGGCTCTTGGTGCGCAACTCCGTCTGGGTTGCCGTCATTGCCGCGACGGCCCCCGGGTTGCTCGGCAGCCAGGCAAACGATCGGCGGCCGGCACCGGCGGCCTCATGCAGCGGGTTGCCGCCGAACATCCGGCGCGAGAGACGTTTCAGCCAGCCCATCAGAACCCCTTTCCCGTGACGACCCTGACCTGGCGCGGCGCACGCGGATAGAGGCCGGTGGCCACGGCATCCTTGTGCATCGCGGCTTCGACCTCGGCGATGGCCTGCTTCAATTCGTCGACAGTGCGGTACTCGACCGTCTTGTCGCCGAAGGTCACGCGCTTCTCGCCCTTGGCCAGTGCGTCACGCAGCGCCTGCAGTTGCCCCTCGGTGTAGGTGGGCGTGCTCACCGGAACACCACCAGGCTGATCTCGGGGGAGTCGGCCAGCGATCCCGACGAGGACGTACAGACTATCTCCAGGCCGGCATCCACCTTGTTGTCGGCCGTACCGCGTGCGGCGGCGAAGCGCACGGTGCCGCTGTTGGCGTTGCTGCGCCCGGTCGCCACCCAGCAGTACTTCGCATCGGGCAACGCGGTTTCGAAGAGGATGCGGTATCGACCGGAGGCCAAACGAGTCACCGACGCCACGTTGTAGGCCGCACGCAGTTGCACCGATCCATTCACGTAGCCGAAATTGACCCAGGCGCGAGCAAGGCCGGGATGATCGGGACGAATCAGCCCCTTGATCTCGTTGCCGATGCGGGTGGCGAGCGCCGACAGTTGCGCGACGAGGCTCATGTCTTACACCAGCGCCGCGTTGAAGATCGCCACGAAGTCGGTATTGGTATCACCGATGTCGGCAGCGGCGACTGCGCCGATGTTGCTGCGCGCTTGCGTCTGCTCGGGGACGGTCAGCGTCTGCGCGGCGTCGAAGCGCACCCGCTTGTCGATGGCGGCGGTCAGCGCGGCGATGCCGGTCTGATCGTTCTGCAGCGCCTGCTGGAGTTCCAGCAGGGTGTCGTAGGCCGGGTCGGCACCGCCCAGGATATCGGCCTTGAGGGCATCGAGCACCGAGACGATCTTCGACGAGGAGTAGGTACTGGTCGTGGCAACCGTCAGGTCGTCGATGGCCACCGCCGTGATGATCGCGGCCTTCAGTTCGTTGATTGCCGCTACCAGGCTCGACTTGTCGGTGGTGGTCAGGGCGGTCAGCGTGCCGGTGCGGCCCTTGACGGTGTTGAATTCCTCGGCGACGCGGAGGACGAAGCTGTTGAGTTGGGTTTGCAGACTCATGGTGGTTTTCTCCAGTGGTGGTGATCAGCCGAACCAGCGGCTACGGATGACGCGCCGGCCTGTTCTCGGGGTTTCTGAAACAGCGAGGCCACCGCGTTGGGTGGCCTCAGTGGGTTGCTCGATTTGCGGATCGGGATCGCCGGGCGGCGAACGTCCGACCTGTCGTTCCAATTCGCGCCAGTGCCGTTCCTCGAAACGGTCAAGACCGGCAGCACTCGCCGCCGCGCGGGCATACACATAACAGTCGAGGGCTTCGTTCCTCTCGCGCATCTTCTGCCACTCGCGCACCGGGTAGCCGTTGCGGTCGCGCCGGGTCACCAGTTGCTCGGCGCACAACTGCTGCAGGTACTCGGCATCGACCTTCGGCAGATGGACGAAGCCGGTGGGGTAACGAACCGTGAGCCCATCCTCGGCCACCTCCGGCACCTTCCGCAGGTTGTTGTAGAACTCAAGCTTGGCGATGCCGACTGCCACGGTGAACAGCTTGATACCCCGGCGCAGCTTCTTGCCGCCCGTCGTGGCGTCCACCGCCGTCGGCGAGCCGACCAGAGCCGGACCCTTGGCTGAGCCCTTAACCGCCATCAAGCGAAAATCACGCGCCAGCCGCACGAAGGCATAGGCTTCTTGCGTCGCAAAGCCGGTGTCCAGCGCGAAGCGCGCCAATGGCATCAGCGCGCCGGTGTCGTGCGTCCATTGTTCGCCGAGCATTGCGCCAAGCTGACGCCACACCTCGTCGCGGGCGGTGTCGCCCATCAGCACGCGATGCTCGACGAGCCACGATTCCGTGCCGCGCCCGAAGGCCCAGATTGAGACTTCGATGCGATCCTTCTGCACGTCGGCTCCACCCACGAGCAGCAAGCCGCCCGCTGGTACAGAGCCGATGCGGTAATCCTCGCGCCGTTCCAGCAGGCGCTGCCAGTCGGGGGCTTCGCCCTCCTCGACCCAGGCCTCGCCCAGTTCCGAATTCTTGAACGCCTTGATGGTCGCCACCGAACGGCTCTCCGACATGGCTGCCTTCTCCCACGAAGCCGCGATCTCGCGCCATTTGCGCCAGGGACTGTAGAGGCTGGAGAGGTGAAACCCGGCGCTCGTTCCTGAACCGAGAGCCATCCATTCCCCAAGTTCCAGCATCCGGGATTTGTGATGCTCGGCAATCGGTGCTTCACATTTTTCGCAAAGATACGCGGCGGTCTCAGGCTGCCCGCGCTCCCAGCGCAACCGTTCGAACCTCAACCACTGGCGATGACCGCAGTGCGGACATGGCACGAAGTACCGTCGCTGGTCAGACGCCTCGTATTCCCGCTCGATGATGCTCGCCCCCGCGATGGTCGGCGTGGACACCAACAGAATCTTGCGCCGCGCAAACGTTCGCGTGCGCGCTTCGGCCAGGTGGATCGCGTCGCCCTCGCCATCAACATCCAGCGGATAGGCGTCCACCTCGTCGAGAAAGAGATAGCGCACTGGCATCGAGCGCAGACCCACGGCTGAGTTGGCCCCGGTCATCACCAGCACGCCGCCGCGAAACTCCTTCATCAGCACCGTGTTGCCGGAGTCCCGACTCCTGGGCGGCGCGATGATGTCTTTGAGCACCGGCGACTCCTCGATGAGGGGATCGATGCGGTGCTTGGAGTTCCGCTGGGCCATCTCGGTCGTCGGCCAGACGATCATCATCGGGCCAGGCGCGTGATGGATGGCGTAGCCAACCCAGTTGAGGCCCAGTTCCGTGCCGCCCACCTGTGCGCCCTTCATGAGCACCACCCGTTCCACCGGTGATGTCGGGGATAGGCAGTCCATGATTTCGCGCAGGTAGGGCGTGCGTGCATTGCGCCAGCGTCCGGGCTCGGCCGATTCCTTGGTCGAAAGCATCCGGTAACGCTCGGCCCATTCGGATACGGTCAGGCGAGGATCGGGACGCAGCCCTTCGCGCCAGGCACGTTCGATCTCAAGCGCCCCTTCGTAGTCGTCCGCCGTCATCCGTCCACCTTCGGTACAAACTCACCCAGTTCCTCCAGATGCACACGGACGGCGACGTCGAGCGCCACGAACAGGGTGTGCTCATCGATGCCCAGTTCCGCCGCGAGGATCGGTGTGATGCGATTCGGCCAGTTGATCCACGCCTCCCGTTCGGCCCGCGCCAGCTTGAATACGTGGGCGATGGCTTGTGCCCGGTCGACCAGTTCCCCTTTGAGCTGCGCCAGGCGTACCTTGTTGGTCTGCGCCTTGACCACCTCGTTGACCGTGCGGGCTTGCAGTAGCGAAGCACCGCCGGTCGAAAGTGGCGGCGCTGCCGCCTCCGTCTCCTGAGACCGAGCGCGGGGCGATTCGACAGCAGCAGGCGCGGCCTTGACCGGGGCAGCCTTCCGGGCAGGAACGGTGTTCTGTGCCCACTCCTGATCGGCCCGGTTCGGCTCGATCGTGCCATCGGCCTCGGGCGTGATGCGCCCGCTATCGATCGCCTTCTTGACCGCCACGTGAGAGACGCCGCGATGCCGGGCGTAAGCGCGTATCGACAGACCCATGATCTACATCAAGCCCATCGCAGAGGTTCTCCAACGTCGCGATTCAGAGCTTGGCTTTCCTCCACAGAAGCGCGTTCATGCCATCACCATCAACCACATTGCGGGAGACAAACATGTACGCCGACAAACTGGACACCCTTGGCAAGAAACTGGCCGATACCGCCCTGACCCTGCTGGTGCGCCTATATCCGGAAGTGCGCCAGGCTTCCACCAAAGAACTCGATGCCGCCTGCGCGGCGATGCGCACCAAGTCAAGGTCGGTGATCGACGAGTTGATCGATGACACCAAAGACGCGCCCGGGGTGGCGCACATCGCGTTTCAGACCGCAACCATGACGCTCGCCCACGAGGGCATCCAGACACTCAAGGCAGGACGCAAATGAATCTGCGAAGCCAGACAGAAAGAGCTTGGCTTCCTGTTCGAACAGCGCCTGAATGCAATCGACATCAACGCCAACCCAAGGAGACGACCATGACCAAGCCAGCCGCCCAAACCATCGACCAGCAGATGCAGCAAATCGCGCTCGACCACCTGTTCATCGAAACCCTGGAAACCCGCCATAGCGACCGGATGGACTTCCACGAGGTCAGCGTCTGGGGCGTCAAGAGCGCCCTGATGGCGGCCTACGAGGCAGGCCGGCAGGCCGCTAAGCAGGACTGAAAAGAAGCTGAAAGCGCTTGGCTTCACTCCCGAACAGCGCGTTCATGACCACACCATCAACCACCACGAAGGAGCATCAAATGACCACCATCCAACTGACCCCGGCCCAGCACGCCATCCTCGCCTACGCCATCGAACACACCGGCGGCAAGATCGAATGGTTCCCCGACAACATCAAGGGCGGTGCCCGCACCAAGGTGCTGGAGGGCCTGTTCAACAAAGCCCTGATCACCCGCGACAGCACCGACTGGTTCGTCACCGCCGAGGGCTACGACGCCCTGGGGCGCGCCAGGCCAACGCCGGCCACCATCCACCCCGACCCCGAGGTTGAGGCCGCCGTGTCGGCCGCAGAGGCCAACTGGGCGCAAGAAAAACAGGATGCGGCCAAACGCCTGCTCAAGGTCGGCGTCGAGGGCAAACCCCGCACCCGCGAGAACAGCAAGCAGGCCGCCGTGATCCAGATGCTGCAGCGCCCGGAGGGGGCTACCATCCACCAGATCTGCGCGGTCACCGGCTGGCAGGCGCACACGGTGCGCGGCACCTTCGCCGGGGCGTTCAAGAAGAAACTCGGACTCACCATCACCTCGGAGAAACCCGAGGGCGGCGAGCGCATCTACCGTATCGCGTGACTGGGGAGCACCATAATGTTGAAACTGATCACCATCCTCGAAAACCTCAAGGCCGAACCGCGCCGCCTCACCGACGAGGAGAACCTTTACCTCGATCAGCTCGGCGACGAGCTGCGGCAGGCGGAAAGCGATGCCGCCCGTTGGCGGATCCTCGAACGCGAAGGGCTCCAGCGCCTCGAAGGCTTCGACTTCAGTGAGGACGTGCTC